CAGGGTGCGGATGTTGGAGCGTTCTTAAACGCGACAGAGAAAAAGACGGTTCTTGAGCAATCTTATCGCCTACCCAAGACAACGTGGCAGGAAGCACAGAACATCGTCTGTCGGATTGAGGGCAGGGCGCCGAAGACTTGGCGACCCAAGGATGAAGAAGGCAGCGTCCACGTTCACCAGAGCATTTGGGATGTACCGTTTCATGAGGGGGAGTGGTGCGTCATGGCGCGGACAAACAGAATTGCTTCCCAATATGCCCAAGCTTTGCGCGACGATGGTTGGGTCTACAGCCGGAATGGTCACCCCAGTATTCCGGCCAAAACATACGAAGCACTTCACGATTGGGAGCAATGGGCCAAAGGAGAGCCGCTGACGCCCACCAAGATAAGAAACGTCTACACCTTCATGGAAATGGAGAAAGGCTACTCACGGGGCTTCGGAGCGCGTTCCAAGGCCCTTTTGGGGCTTGATCCGGACGCCATGATCAGTATGTCGGAGGCTCAAGACGGCATGGGGCTACTTCTGGATGGTTCTGTCCGGTGGCATCGAGCGTTGGGTAAGATTGACCTAGACACAAAGAACTACGTTCTCAATGCGTTGAAGCGCAAAGACAACGTGCGTAATCCGCGAATAAAGGTTAGTACTATACACTCAATGAAGGGCGGAGAGGCCGACAACGTCTTGGTCATTCCGGACTTGTCTTATGCGGCTCACAAGGAATATCAAAGGAATCCGGCGACTGAACACAGGGTGTACTATGTCGCTGTTACGAGGACTAAGAAGGCGCTGCATATAATGCTGCCGGAAACGAATCGGTATTACGACCTATGAAACCAGACGAGACATTAAAAACAGCAGCGTCACTGGTAAGCGGAGATCGCGCCAAGCAATATGGCGACTACACCACCATGCATCAAAGGGCGGCAGACCTCTGGAGCGCATACTTAAAAGTTGAGGTTAAGCCACAAGACGTTGCCCTTTGCATGGCATTGTTAAAGGTGGCAAGGAACGAGATGGGTCAGGTTAAGCCGGATAACGGCATTGACGCTTCTGCTTACATGGCCTTGTGGGCAGCGATGATGGAAAACAAAGATGCGTGAGGACTTGTTTGACGAGAAGGTCTGGTTCCCTCCGGAACATTTACCGGACCTGTCCGGCGAGAAAATTATCGCCATAGACACTGAAACAAAGGATCCGCATTTAAGAGACTTGGGGCCAGGGTGGGTTAGAAACGATGGAAACCTTATAGGGATTTCTGTCGCCGCCTCTGAGTGGAGCGCCTACTTGCCGATTGCCCACGAAGGTGGGGGGAACATGGCAAAGGATCTCGTACTCAGGTGGCTCCAAGACCAATTAGACCACGGCATGTCCGTGGTGTTTCACAATGCACAGTATGACTTGGGATGGCTGTTATCGGAAGGTATTACGGTTAAGGGTCGTATTCTGGACACAATGATTGCGGCGCCCCTGCTTGATGAGAACAGGTTCAGTTATTCTCTTAACGCTCTGGGGTCCACGTACCTTGGTCAGCGGAAGGCGGAAGAGGATCTCAGGAGAGCAGCCAGCCAGCATGGTGTGGATGCCAAGGCAGAGATGTGGAAGTTGCCGGCAGAAAGGGTGGCCAACTACGCTGAGATGGACGCTACCCTAACTCTTAGCTTGTGGAACGTGCTTCATAAGAAACTGGTTGAGGACGATTGCGAGAAGATTCTGGAAACAGAGCTTGCGCTTTTGCCTATGATCTTTGAGATGAAGCGTCGTGGCGTTCGGGTTGACGTAGACAAGGCGGAACAAACCAAGAAGCTTTTGCAAGGAAAAGAAGACAGGCTTCTGAAAGAGGTTAAGGATGAGGCAGATATTCACCTCGAGCCTTGGAACGCCAAGAGTTTGGCTGCGGTGTTTGACAACCTTGGTCTCAAGTATGAGAGAACGGAGAAGTCAGACGCGCCCAGCTTTACAAAGCACTTCCTCAAAACCCACGATCATCCCATTGCTCAGAAAATTCTGGAGATTCGTGAGTATAACAAAGCGAATACGACCTTTGTTGATACGATTCTTAATCATCAGCACGATGGCCGCATCCACTGTCAGTTTAACCAGTTGCGCTCTGACGAAGGTGGAACTGTGTCAGGTCGATTCTCGTCAAGCAATCCGAATTTGCAGCAAGTTCCGTCCAGACATCCAGAGATAAAGTCCCTGGTCCGTGGTCTGTTTGTACCGGAGGAGGGATGCCGGTGGGGCAGCTTTGACTACAGCGCCCAAGAGCCACGGTGGATGATGCACTACGCATCTCTGGCACCAGCCACAAGGGACAACGAGAAGGTAAAAGAGATTGCCAGACAGTATCAGAATGACGATCTGGACTTCCATCAAATCGTTGCGGACATGGCCGGAGTAACTCGCACTCACGCCAAGACGATTAACTTGGGCATCATGTACGGCATGGGCATTGGCAAGCTGGCAGCAACCTTGGGCGACATACCTTTCCAAGAGGCGAAAGAACTCCGCAACGAATACGACGAGAAAGTGCCGTTTATTCGGGCGCTGGCATCCTCTGTAATGGACGCCGCTTCAAAGCGTTCTGAACTAAGGACTTTGTTGGGACGTAAGTGCCGCTTCCCCATGCGTGAGTTGAAGGGCTACTCCAAGGAATACAAGAAGCCTATCCATGCGGAAAAGCTCGAAGAGCGTTGGGCGGATGTTCTCAATACTCCTGTTGAGGAGAGAGATAAGAACTGGGCCAGCATGAACCCGGAGCGGTATCAAGTGGCCTTTGTATACAAGGCCCTCAATCGCTTGATCCAAGCTTCGGCGGCAGACCAGACTAAGCAAGCGATGAAGGACTGCATGGACCATGGACACTGGCCCATGCTTACGGTTCATGACGAGCTCTGCTTCTCAATAGAGAGCGATGAACAGGTGGCCGAGATCAAGGGTTTGATGGAGAACTGTGCGCCGGGTTTATCCATACCGTCTAGGGTAGACGTAGGGTTGGGCGAGAACTGGGGTTCGGCTAAATAGTCTAATTAAGTGGAACCCTAAAACGTGCTCCGAAACGGTTTTCATCCTGACCTGTTTCTGGGTCTCTATAAAATTCACCCTCTGCCGATATAGTTCCCGGCCCAACGGGGTAGTTGACTCCAGCCTTAAAAGACTCACTGTTGTCGCGACCTTCATTTATGAATTTTACCGCAGAAAGGTCGAGGTTTCCTTTTCCGACAGGGAAATTAACGTTTCCTGAAATTTGTTTATCAAACTTGTTGGGCTCGTAGTACTGAACGCCGACTGTCGGAGCGTCGTTTCCAAACATGCCGCGCAGAATCTGTCCTTGGCCTCCAATGCCCCGGCGCCTGTCAGAATTCGTAAAGGTGTCCCCTTGTACGTTTTGGAACGTGGATTCACTTTGGCCAAAGCTGGCATTTACATATTCAGGCCGAAGCACTCTGTCCATGAAGTCGGGGACCACACCGTCCGGGAACATGGCGCGTATTCCAACATTGTAGCCAGTTGATTCCTGTTTTTGATTCTTGAGACGGAAGTAATCTATGGCTTCTTGAGGAATGCCCAGAGCCTCCGGAGTTACTTCTGAGGTAGATTCACCGTAGTTTCCCGTGAGGTTGAGAAGGTTCTTATCACCGCCAAAGCTTCCGAAGTCGATGCCTTGCTCGGGAGTGCGTAAATAAAAGTTGCTTGTCTCTGCGCCACCTTGTCGATTAGCGGAATACCCGCCTAGTTGCAAGATACCGCCCTGTGCAAATTCGTGACCACCCATTTCGTCACCCGGCGCACCGCCCATCGCATCGGCGGTTGCTGCTGCCGAGGCTTCTGCCTGTGCTTGTGCCGCTGCTTCAACGTCCGCTGCTAGTCCCGTCACGGCTTCGGCATTGGGGTCAACGGCTTGTCCGTAAGCATTGATTCCTAAATCCGTTGGTCCTCCTGTCGTGGTGCCATACCCAGCAACTTGCCCACTGCTTATGCCAGACCCTGTTTGCTCACCAACGCCAAACGACGTTCCCGTAGAAGGCCCAAACGCATTTCCAATTGCATTTGCAACCATTCCAAGACCAGGGACTCCCGTTACAGCTGAAATAGCTGCACTTGTGGCTACGTCCGCCAAACTAATGTTAAGATCACCCATTGGGGTTGAAACATTTACACTGGGATTAATACCACTAAAATTTGTTCCTGTAATCCCAAGGCCAAGATTTGATGGTCCAAGGCCAAGATTTGATGGTTCAAGGCCAAGAGAACTTATTCCTCCGGAAAGAGATTGTTTCTGTGCTGGTAAAACGCTAGGTGCTTGAGCGGTGCTTTGAATATCTTCATAAGATAACGGCGCTTCAGCTGTGTAGTAATTAGCCATCTAACGCGGTCCAAGTTCGGCCATCAAAGACACGCGCAGACTTTCGATTCTCTTTAGCAATCGTGTAACTGCAATGCACCCAGCCGGAGTCCGGGATGCCTTCCTTGTAAAATTCCAGTATCAACTGATCAAACTCACAGTTGTCTTTGACCCATAGTGCGACTTCCTTGTTCGGGATACCCGGCACTTCAAAGTCTACAGCCTCGCCCTTTACATGCTGCGAGTTATCAGACGATCCAATCTCTCGATTGAGGTAGAGATCGCGAAAGCCACTGTTAGGCGCAAACGGAATACCGTAATGGTTACGGACAGGCTCAAGAATCTGGTCACAGACCATGATCAAGTTCTCTATTTCCGTGGACCCTGGTTCGTTGGCAATGCCC